GGATGTGGATCTAGCCTTTGCCCTTGACCGCGTGGCCGCTGACCACCGCAACGCGATCCGCGGTGCCCTCAAGGATGGTTGGCAGCCCGGGGAGCAAGATGCGATCTGGTCGGCCTTTGTGCCGCAATACGCCAAGGTGTTGACGGATGCGGCGGCCACCTTGCGCGGTAGCATCTCGGCGGAGGTGCTCAATGAGGCTGCCCGGAGTGCGGGCGCGGGAGCCCTCACCAAGATGAGCGCGGCGGAGGCGGCGGCGGTCTCCTCCACCATGGCGGCCTCCGCCAACGCCCAACTTGCGCGGGCAGCTGGCCTCACCCAAATGGCGGCGGAGACCATAGCAAACCGGGTGGGCGGGGAGATCTCCGATGCGGTGCTCGGTGGTGCCGATCCCTCCAAGTGGAAGAGCCGCATCACCCCGCTTGGCTTGGCGGATAGTGCGCGGGCCAGCCGCAACCAAGTGGAGGGCGCGGCCCGTGTGGCCACCTATGCTGACACCCCCGAGGCCAAGGGCGTGGTGCCCTCGCTCTTGGTGCGGTCAAGCATCCCCGATGGGAAGCGGTGCTCCATTTGTGCGGAGCGGGATGGGGAGGAGGTCAACATGGCGGGCAACCCCGATGCTGAGATCCCGGAGCTGCCCGACCCGGAGTGTCTTGGTGGTGCGAACCGTTGCCGATGCGGCTGGTTTGTGGTCTATGGCACCTTGAGCTAGGGCTCCTCCTCATAGGCCTTGATCCGCTCCCCAATCCACCGCATCACGGGCACCGCCATGGAGTTGCCGATCGCTTTGTAGCGGGGGCCATCGGCGGCGGGCTTGCCGCGGAAGGGGATCGCGGTCCACCCATCGGGGAAGCCTTGGAGCCTCTCGCACTCCATGGGGGTGAGGCGGCGCACCGTGAGCGGCGGAGGGCTGACCACGGCCACGGTGGCGCGGGTGTCTCCGCTATCAAAAACCGACAAGGTAGGGGCAGGGCGATCGGCCTCCCAAGTTTCGTCGTCTTCCGCCGATTGCGCCCGCTTGGCCTTCACAAAGGGCACGGCCTCCGGGATCACCAGATCCTTGGGCTCCTCGTGGTCACAAGCCTTGAGGGTGGAGGCGGTGCCATCTAGGGCGTATTGCCCGATCGCTTGCATCCTCGCAAAGCCTCGGCCAAGAGGGGCGGGAGCGCCTTGCCCCTTCGCTCGGCGCGGCGGAGTATCCCCTCGCAAGCTCTCGGGCTCAAATAGAATCGCGGCGGGAGGTCTCCAGTCTCCAAGATAGCCGACAAGGAAGACGCGGCGGCGGCGTTGGGGCACTCCAAAGTGTTGAGCGTCAAGGATGCGATAGGCCCACCCATACCCGAGTTCTCCCAACGCCCCAAGGATGGCACCAAAGTCCCGGCCTCCGTTGCTACTGAGCACGCCCGGGACATTCTCCCACAAGACCCAACGCGGCCTAGTTCGGTTGACAAGAGCAAGGAAGGTGAGGGCGAGGTTGCCACGCGGGTCTTCCATTCCTGCCCGGAGGCCCGCAACGGAGAAGGATTGGCAGGGGGTTCCTCCCACCACAAGGTCAACTGTTCCGGGTGCGAGGTTCCATTGGGCATGGCGGGTGAGGTCTCCAAAGTTGGGCACGGTAGGGAAATGATGGGCCAGCACGGCGGCGGGGAAGGTTTCAATCTCAGAGAAGCCAACGGCCTCCCAACCAAGTGGATGCCATGCCACCGATGCGGCCTCAATGCCCGAGCACACTGAGAGGTATCTCACGGCTTGCACCACGGGCACGGGCAGCCCTTGAGGCGGTAGCGGGCGGGGGTGTTGCCGCTGCCCGCCTCCACCCCGTTGACCTCGCCCTCCATGATGAGGCGGCCAAGCTCGGAGCGGATCGCCTTCTCTCCTCCGATGCCCACCAGCCTTGAGAGGTGCGCGGGAGAGGGGTGGAAATCCACCGCGTGGCAACGGGTCAAAAGATCTAGGATCTCTCTTTGGCGGCGGGTGACCATGGGGCTCTCACTTAGTGGCGGGCGCGGGGGCGAATTGGCACGCTAGCGGGGCAAGGAGGTAGGGGCAAGGTCTTGGCAGGGTGCAAGGAGCGGCGCACAATGGCCCCCATGCGAAATGCCCGCCCAAAGTTCCGCACCCATGAGGTCAACCTCGGGGATGATTCCACCCTCCGATGGGTGAGCCTTCTCCCGGAGGGCGTGATCCACGCCAATGGCATGGCTTGGGATCTTGCGGCGGAGGTCACTGACCCCGATGCCTTGCTATTCCGCTTTGATGATGTGGTGGCCAGCCTCCACGCTTGGCTTGCCGAGTATGCTCCCCCCATCGCGGTGGAGCACACCAAGGATGGCACCGCGGCGGGCTACCTTCGGCGGATCGTGGTGCTGACCAAGGCGGAGGCGGCGGAGCTTGGGATCAAGCAGCCCGTGAGCCGCATGATCTATGGCGGTCTTGACTTCACCTCGGAGCGTTGGGCCGCGGCCTTTGATGCTGGTGAGATCCCCTACACCTCGCCCAACATCCGCGCCTATGCCTCCACCGAGACGGAGGCGGAGCCCCGCTTCATCTTTGGGATCGGGGAAATCTCGCTAGTCACCATCCCCCAGATCAAGACCAACCAAATCCCGGTAGCAGAGATGCGAGGGGTATCACTTGCGGAGAGCCCAATGAAGATGAGCATGGAAGAGTGCGCGGCCTATTGTGCGGAGAATGGCATGGATGAGGCGGCGGTCAAGGCGCTCCTTGCCGCCATGTTCCCGGAGATGCACAAGGAGGCCCATGAGGCCGATCCCGATCTGGCCGAGGATGCGGAGGCCATTGAGGCCGCCGCGATTGCGGAGCTTGAGAAGGTAGCGGAGGAGGAGAAGGAGAAGGAGGAGGAGAAGCCCGAGGCTCTCCTTGGCGAGATCGCCCGCCTCAAGGGTGCCCTTCTCAAGGAGCGCCGCTCCAATGCTCTTGCCGCGGTCACCAGCGACCTCAAGGGCCGCAAGGTCTCCGATGCTACCAAGGCCAAGCTTGCGGAGAGCTACCTCTCCGATCGCACTTCCTACCGCGCTATGATTGGCGATCTTGGTGTGACCTCCACGGCCCCCAAGATGAGCGTGGCCGCTGGCCCCGCCCGCACCACCTCCCCGGTTGCTCCGGGTGTTGGCGGCCTCACGGCCTCCCTCTCCGAGGTGCTGGCCAACCCCCGCCGCTTTGCAGACCTCACCGAGGATGCTCAGTGGGGTATGATCTCCGATCTGGCCGAGCGGGAGAAATGTGAGCATTGGCTTGCCGCCTCTTGGCTCATGACGGGCAAGATGCCCCAGACCGTGCAGGAGCTCCGCAACTCCCGTGGCTTCTCGGGCCGCTAGCCCAACCCCTCACCCCTTCAACCAACGGCCCCTCCACGGGGCAAGGAGATAGCACATGGCACTTGGATCGCTGACATACAAGACCCCCAACAAGATCGCCGCAATCGGCTCCAATCTCACCGATAAGGCGGGCTTCATTGTCTCGCTCACGGATGAGGCGCGGGTGGGCCTCACCACCGCCGCGAACCTTCGCCCCTACGGCGTGATCGTGGTGGGATGCGATAGCCTCACCCCGGGCACCTACCCAAGCCAGATCGCCGCGGGAGCCCTTGAGATCGTGGATGCCTACGGTGCCACGATCGTGGCCATGGCGGGCGGCACGGGTGTCACCTTTGGCAACGCGGTTTGCGTGACGGCCACGGGCGCTTGCAATGATGTTCCCGCCCTCGGCGCTGGTGAGTGGATCGTGGGCTATGCCCTCTCCGCCGCCGCCGCTGGTGAGAGCTTCTTGCTCTCCTTCCAGCCCGTTGTCACTCAGGCCTAGCCCACGGGCTGCCCCCATCTCACCACTTCAACCTTGATCAAGGATAGACCATGACCACGCCCTTCATGCCCCCCGTTGGAATCAATACCGGAGCACTCAAGCCCGGCATCCTCCAACGGATCTCCCTCTTCCGCGGCGGTGCTCAAGACACCAACAGCCTCACGCTTGCGCCGATCGTCAAGGTCGCCACCCGTGCGGGCTTCTA